CATATCGAGACAGACCGCCGCCGCCGTTCCTCCGGGCGTTTTCCATTCTTTCGGCATGGTTTCACCTCCTACGAAATGAGCCGGGACGAACTGCCCCGGCTCGGTGTCTCTCGTTGTTATTTGCGGGTGATTGCGTAGGCGTTGAAGGTCTTACCGTTGCCGACCTGCCGCCACTCATAGCCGCAAGCCTCGAACACAGAGCGGAAACAGGAGACCCCGCAACCACCATCGAAGGACGGCAGCCCGGCGAAAGTATGGACGGAATACGGGAAACCCTCGCCGCTCTCGGCGTGGTCGTACAGAATCCGCATAACTTCGGGGTTTTGATTCATAGCGGAAGCAATTGCCGCCGATTCCTTATCATAGCCGCAGCCGCTCGCCGTTCCGAAGGTGCGCCGCTGTTCTGCCGTAATGGTGGCGTGTGGTATGCTTCCCCATGTGCGGGAGCGGGTGAACTCAACCGAAATATTGACCGATTCGGGCAGCTTGCAGGACTCAGCAAGGGCGAGAGCTTCAAGGCGTTTCGCCGTGTTCTTGGCTTCCTCTCTTGCCTTCTTCGCCTTCATCTTGGCGAGGATGTCGGCGGCGGGTTTCTCTTCGGGTGCGGTGTTCTTGATGGCTTCAAGGGTTTTCGGGGTGGTGTACTGCTTCAAATACCAACTTGCGAGCATGTCGGCGGCGGTCTTGGTTTCAATCTCTTGATTGAACTTGCCGAGGGTTTCGGCTTCGTGGTCTGCTATTGCCTTTCTGATGTTCGGGTGTCTCTCGGTGTCGATGATGTCGAGGTTTAAGAAGTGCTTGACAAGCTCACAAAAGCGAGTCCATGCGCTTTCCTTGCTCTCTGCGCCCATGTTGGCGCAATATGCGAGGTATTCGACCTCCTGCACCTGTTCGGCGGTCAGTGTTTCGGGGTTGATGAACTTCTCGAAGCGGTCGAGGGTGTCGCAAGTCAACATTGTTTTTTTCATGGTGTTTCCTCCTTGTAATTGTGCCGGGTTTGTGCTATAATGGAGGAGCAGCCGCCCGGCGTGGGTTGGTTTGTGTGAGCGTTCCCGGTCTTGCTTTCTCAGGGCTTCCGGGTGCGCTCTCTTTTGTTTACGGTATCATTATAGCACAGTCGCATTTACTTGTCAAGAGTTTCTGCGAAAGTTTTTCAAGATTTTCTGCGATTGTCAGCCGTTCGGCGTTTCAAGTTGCATTTTGTCCGGCTTTCGGCTCGGCGTTGCTCGCTGCTCAGGCGTTCCGGGGCAGCATACCCCCGGAGGGGGAAACCGGGCGAGGGTTTCGGGGCGGGTGAGGGTCGTAACCACTCGCAAAAAATAAAAAGACAATTCGCAAAAACCTATTGACATTCGCATAAACTTGTGATATAATAAATGCGAACAGGAGGAAGATACCATGAACTTCAAAAACGCAGTTGGATATATTCGAGTCAGCACCGAAGGACAGGTCGGAGACGATAAGTTCGGCATTGACTCTCAAAAACAATCCATTCTCCTCTACGCCAACGAGAATGGCTACAATATCGTGGAATGGTTTATTGACAAGGCTGTGAGCGGTGTCAAAGACAATCGCCCTGAGCTTGACAAGATTCTCTATGGAACTGATGTAACTAATCCTCCCTATGAAGCGGTCATCGTTGCAAAGTCCGACCGTATGGCGAGAGACATTAAGCTCTACTTCTACTACCTCTACACTCTCGAAAAGAAGAACATCAAGCTCCTGAGTGTCTGCGAACAGTTTGATGATGACAACGGTCTAAGCGGTATCTATCGCTCCATCATGCTTTTCGTGGCTGAGCAGGAACGGCGTAACATTGCGATGAGAACAAGCAGCGGTCGTAGAATCAAGGCGAAAGCCGGAGGTTATAGCGGCGGTCGTAGTCCTTATGGGTATAAGGTGGAAAACAGTCAGCTTGTCATCAATGAGGACGAAGTGCCTATCGTTAAAGCAGTCTTTGAGGGATTGGATGCAGGTCGTACCCTTTGGGACATCGCTGATGGTTTAACTGCCGCAGGTTATACCACCCGCAAAGGTACACCCTTCCGTGAGTCCAATGTAAGAAGCATCCGGGATAACCGCCCCTTCTACGAGGGGATGTATAAGTACGGCAAGGATATGAATTGGGTCAAGGGCGTTCACGAGCCGATTCTCAAAAAGGAGGGCTAAACGATGATATGGGCGTTTAAGATGTTTTTCAAGATAATCGGGTATGTATTTATCTATACCTTTGCGTTCGTCATTACTCTTATCCTCTTGCCGTTCTACGGTATATACGCTTTATGTGGAGGAAAACTCCCTAAGCCAAAGAAAGAGAAAAAAGAAAATGATTCATGGCGCAGCCGTTTTGAGTGGGTTGCAGGTTATTTATGGGATTAAGGCTCTCGCAACAGGGCGATGAGTAACAGTCAACAGGGACTACCTTCGGGTAGTCCTTTTCTTTTGGGAGGTAATGAAAGTGGATAACGAAAAACTCATATCCAAAATATTTTTTGAAATACAAAAAGACCCCTCTGACTATCGGGTATACGAGGATGTGTTCTCGCTTTGCCGTAGTATCGAGGAGTCCGACTTCAAGTTGGCGCACGACACCAACACTGAGTTGCGGTCGTATATCAGCCGTGGAATGAAAACCTCGGCGTATGCAAAACTGTTTGACCTGTATCGGCGCAGTTTGCTATTCGATGCACCGTACAAGTTCGACAGCTATCTTCTCTACATCGAAATTAACCGAAAGCCGGAGGAGCGTTTCTATCAGCCCCGCCGCCGTATTCTGAAACAGGTTGTGGATAATCTGCAAAAGCTCGTAGATGATGAACTTGATGAACTGTTCATCTCCATGCCGCCTCGTGTCGGTAAGACCACCATTCTGATGTTCTTTGTCACTTGGCTCATCGGGCGCAATAGCGAGTCATCCAACCTGTATTCTGCATACTCCGATACCATCACCAAAGCGTTCTACAACGGCGTGTTGGAGACAATTCAAGACCCTGTAACCTATCTGTGGAAGGATGTATTTCCTTCTGCGAAGGTGGTACAGACCAACTCTGCCGATGAGACCCTGAACATCGACCGCAAAAAGCGTTATCCCTCACTGACCTGTCGTTCCCTCTACGGTACTCTGAACGGTGCGTGTGACTGTAATGGTGTCGAAATCTCCGATGACCTTATCGGCGGCATTGAGGAAGCAATGAATAAAGACCGTTTGATGTCTGCGTGGAGCAAAGTCGATAACAACCTGCTTCCTCGTGCGAAGGAAAAGGCAAAAATCCTTTGGTGTGGTACTCGATGGTCTATGATAGACCCAGCAGGACTTCGTATGGAACTTCTGCAAAATGATGAGCGATTCAAGACCCGCCGTTTTGCGGTCATCAATCTGTCGGCACTTGATGAAAACGATGAGAGCCAATTCAATTACGACTACGGTGTGGGTTTCAGTACAGAGTACTATCAACAGCGGCGAGCTTCCTTCGAGCGCAACAATGATATGGCTTCTTGGGCAGCTCAGTATATGGGTGAGCCGATTGAAAGAGACGGTGCTTTGTTCACCCCGGATGACTTCCGCTATTACAATGGCGAACTCCCGACCGATGTTGAGCCTGACCGTATCTTTATGGCGGTAGACCCGGCGTTCGGCGGCGGTGACTTTGTTGCATCCCCGGTCTGTTATCAGTATGGCGAGGACATCTATGTTCATGATGTGGTGTACGACAACCGGGACAAGAAGGTTACTCAACCGCTGCTCGTTAAGGCGGTCATGGAACACAATGTTCAAGCGATGCAGGTTGAAGCAAATAAGTCCACCGAGTCGTACAAGGAGGGCATTGAGGAAGAGTTGAAGAAACAGGGCTACCGTCTGAACATCACAACGAAAGCCGCTCCCACCGACAAGGCAAAATATCAACGCATTTTCGATAAAGCCCCAGACATTCGAGAGATGATGATTTTTCGAGAGCCGGGAAAACGGGATAAAGCCTACTCCCTCTTCATGCAGAATGTGTTTTCCTATAAAATGCTTGGCAAGAACAAAAACGACGATGCCCCCGATAGTCTTACAATGGCTGTGAGCATGGTGCGAAATCCGATGGGGCGTTGTGAGGTTTTCCGAAGGACTTTTTGATTTTCTTGCTCTCCAATGGTTTATTTACACAAAACCACTTGATAAAGCATTGAAGATATGCTATAATGGTATGTATATAAGAATAGGTACTTGAAGGAGGTGGGCTGAGTGGCTATGACTCGTACATTGACAGGCAGGACTGTCATCTATACCGATGTGGATGTCATCGACAGGAACAATGTCGTGGAAGTTCTGAATAAGGCTCTCGAAACTCACGATGTCAACAAGAATGACATTCAGTACCTTTACGACTATTACAAGGGCAAACAGCCCATTCTCGAAAGAGTAAAAGATATTCGCCCGGAAATCAACAATAAGTTGGTCGAAAACCGGGCAAACGAGATTGTGTCTTTCAAGGTCGGCTATCTCATGGGTGAGCCGATTCAGTATGTTTGTCGTGGTGGAAGTGATAAACATTCCGAAGCTATCAATCAGCTCAACGAGTTTGTGTTTGCTGAGGACAAGGCGGCGAAGGATAAAGAGCTTGCCGATTGGTTTACTATCTGCGGTACTTCTTTCCGCATGGTACTCCCGGATGCCGTTGACGATGATGTTGACGAAGCTCCTTTTGAGATTTATACCCTCGACCCTCGATACTCCTTTGTGGTCTATCATAATGGTCTCGGCAACAAACGCAAGATGGGTGTAAAGTACATTATCAAACAAGATAACAGCATTGTGTATAGCGTATACACCGATGCAATGTACTTTGAAATTAAAGACGGTAAAGTTCTCAAAGCAGAGCCGCATTCTCTCGGATGTGTTCCAATCATCGAGTATCCGGCGAATACCGCTCGGCTCGGTGCGTTTGAGATTGTCCTCTCTCTCCTCGATGCAATCAACGAGGTTGGAAGTAACCGTCTTGACGGCATTGAGCAGTTTGTTCAGTCTATTCTTCTTCTCAAAGGCGTTGACATCGACTCCGATGACTTCAAGGCTTTGAAGGAAAACGGCGGTCTGAAAGTTCCGCTTGAAGGGGATGCTAAGTATCTCGTTCAGGAACTCAATCAGACTCAGACTCAGACTCTTGTCGATTATATGTATCAGACGGTGCTTACCATTTGCGGTATGCCTAACCGAAACGGCGGCAGCTCTACGAGCGATACCGGGTCGGCGGTCATTATGCGTGATGGTTGGTCTGCCGCCGAAGCGAGAGCGAAAGATACTGAGCTGATGTTCAAGATGTCCGAAAAGGAGTTTTTGCGGTTGGTTATCTCCATTGCAAACACTCTTCGAGATATGGACTTAAAGCTCTCTGCAATCGAAATACGCTTCACTCGCCGTAACTACGAGAACATTCAGGAAAAAGCGCAAGTGCTTACTACGATGCTCTCGAATAATAAAATCCATCCTCGACTCGCTTTTGAACACTGTGGTCTCTTCGTAGACCCGGAACTCGCTTATACCGAAAGCAAGGAATACGCCGAAGAGCGTGAAGCCGAACTTCTGAAAGAGTTGGAAACTGATTCTGCTCACAAAGATGACGGCAGTGAGGATGAGTCGGATGAAAGCGAGGACAATGATGACAACGCTAAAAGCGATTGACGGCTCTTGCGATAAGAACGGAGAGATTGTTCTTCACCTGTTTTTGTCAGACGGAAGTCAGGGAACTTTCAGGTTGTCTCGTTCTGATGTGGTCGCTTTACTCGACAAGGAGGTGTGAACGATGTACGAATATACCGATAAGGTCATCCGTTATATGCGGAAGAAGTTCATTCGGTTATTCAATCAGTTCAACGGTCTTACCTCCTTTGACGAATTGAATGTTATTCAGTCCTCCAAATCTCTTTACGAGGAGTTGGAGAAGATAACAGAAGAAGGTCTCCTTTTAATAGCCAAACGAGCTTACAAAGACCAAAGCGGCAAGTTTGCAAATGCAATCTCTGTCGCTTGGTTGCTCGGATGGCTAAACGACTATAACCCTGTAACGAAATATGTGTATATGCACGAAATCGAACGAAAGTGCGCTCGGTTTGCCGAGAGTATTCTTGCAAGCGACAATCGTGCAAAAGAAATTGAAACCGCTCTTCGCTATTGGTCTAACATGGTTACACAGTATGCTATCGACATCACCGATAAGGCAGTTGAACAAGCCTATCTCGATAACGATGTCGAAAAGGTAATATGGGTAACAATGAAGGACGAACGGCGTTGTGTTGAGTGTCGAAAGCGAGACGGGAAAATCTACGACATTGCAAAAGTACCGCCGAAACCTCACTTGGGGTGCAGGTGTTATCTTCTGCCATATTGGGGAGGTACAGACTGATGGCAACAGCAGTAATTGACTCGAAGCTGTTTACGGCTGAGGTCATTGAGGAGATTCAAAGAATCCTCAAACATGGCAACTCGGTTGAATTGAAGCGAGAAAACAATCGACTCGTGGTAGTCGAGATTCAACGAAAAGTGAAAATTAAGACCTCTGCAAATGGGTAGAGGGAAACAGCCAACAGGGGCTATGAGCGAAATGCTTGTAGCCCCTGTTCTTTTTGATATAGCAGCCGAAAGGCTTGATATATGAGAGTGAACTCTAAACGCAAGGGTCAGACAAGACCGTAAAACAGACAATAGTGCTGAGTGAACAGCCTTATTAAACGCAGGAGGTAATTGATATGGCAAAAATCGACATCACCAAAATCGAAGGGTATGACAAGATGACCCCGGAAGAAAAACTCGCAGCTCTTGAAGCGTTCGAGTATGAGGACAACTTCTCTGAGTTGGAAAAGTACAAGAATGCCGCTTCTAAGGCGAACTCCGAAGCTGCTGAGTGGCGCAAAAAGCACAATGCTCTTCTGTCCGAGGAGGAACAGAAGAAACAGGCAAACGAGGAAGAGCTTACTACTCTTCGTGCAAAAGTCGAAGCAATGGAAAAGGAAAAGCTCATTGCCGGACACAAGGCTCAATTCCTTGCTATCGGTTATGATGAAGCTCTTGCCGATGCTACTGCTAAGGCTTTGGCTGATGGAGATACCGCTAAGGTGTTTGCCAATCAGAAAAAGTTCCTCGAAACGCACGACAAAACTCTGAAAGCGGACTTGCTCAAAAAGACACCTGCTCCCCCTGCCGGAGACGGTGGGGGCACGATGACTCTCGATAAACTGAGAAAAATGTCTCCACAGGAGCGGTTTGAGTATTCCGAAAAGAATCCCGAAGAATACAAAAAACTTTATGGAGGTAATGAATAATGGCTAATACCGTATATCCGAACTTTTACCTGTCTAACGAGGTAGAAGACCAGTACAAGTCTCATCTCGACTTGCAGCAGTTCTGCACCGTTGACAACAACCTTGTCGGTACTCCCGGCATGATTCGCAAAATCAATGTCTATAAGGCTACCGATGGTACCGAGAAGCTGACTATGGGCAACGGCAACACAAAGTCCATCGAGGTTGGTTACACTCAGAAGCAGTATGAGATTCTGCTCGCTCAGAATAGATTCAAGTACTACGATGAACAGGCTATGACCGACCCGCAGCTCGTCCCTGTCGGTACTCGTCACATGGGTACTGATATGTTCAACACTGTCAACAAGGACATTTATGCTGAGTTCGCAAAGGCTACTCAGGTAGTCGTTGGCACGAAGTTTAACTTCGATATGTTTGCTGATGCTCAGTCCGTTCTTGCCCTTGAAAACCTCGAAGATGTTACCATCTTTGCTTTTGTGTCTCCTGCCGATGTCGCTGACATCCGTAAGGAACTGAAAGACACCTTGCAGTATGTCGAAGCGTTCGCTAAGAATGGCTATGTCGGCACTGTGGCGGGTGTGAACATCTATACGAAGAAGGATGCAACTTCCGGCTCTATTTACATAGGTACGAAGGAAGCCGTCACCCTCTTCAATAAGAAGGGCGTTGAAATCGAGCAGGAGCGTGATGCTAACACCCGTGAGAACTCTATCTTCTCTCGCAAGTATTATCTTGCGGCTCTTACCAATGAGACGAAGGTCGTGAAGATTTTCAAGGGTACTGCGACCGCAGCTACCGCTACTACTGCCGCAGCAGGTACGACCTATTATGCAAAGGTCGGCAACGGTTATGTTGCTGTCACTCCCGCAACGGGCGATAGTCCGAAGGATAAGGGTTGGTTTACCATTGCATAAAAAATGAAAGGAGGCAAGCAACATGGTATGGACTGATGAGGAAAAACTCACGATGCTCAAATCTCTCTTGAATGAGGAAAAGGGCGAAGAGACCGCAGACAGCGTGTTGCTTGCCTATCTTTCTTTGGCAGGTCGGAAGGTTATTCAAAGAGCCTATCCCTACCGAGATGATGTTGAGATAGTGCCGGACAAGTACGCAACCAATCAGGTTGAAATTGCTTGCTATCTTCTCAACAAGCGTGGTGCGGAGGGAGAGACCTACCATAGCGAAAATGGAATCAACCGCTCCTACGAAAACGCCGATGTGCCTGAGTCGATGCTATCGAGAGTGCTTCCTTTTGCGGGGGTGCTGAAATGAGATGTTTACACCGAAACAAGCGAAAGTTTTACTACGCACTCTTCAAGGAAAAAGTCGCTATCAAAGATGAGTACGGCAACGACAGCGGCGAATACAAGGTGGTCTATAAATCTCCCGTTGAGATGAAAGCCAATGTATCAGCCGCTACGGGCGAGGCTCAGGTTGAGCAATTTGGTAACTCTCTTCTGTACGATAAGGTCATTATCACGGATGATGTTACCTGCCCGGTCGATGAACACTCTGTCCTTTGTATCGACTCTCCTCCCGCCTACGATAAGGACGGAAACCTGATTTACGACTACATCGTGAAGAAGGTCGCTCGGTCTCTCAACACGGTCTCATTTGCGGTAAGCAAGGTGGAAGTATCGTGAAGAAAATCAAGTGTACTCTCGGAACGCTGCACAAGGCGATTGCCGAAATCGAAAGCTACCAAAAGGAGTTGGATGAAAAAATCCATACACTTATGGAGCGGCTTGCCGAAATCGGAATCGAAGAAGCAACTGTGCGGTTTGCAAATGCAATCTATGACGGTACAAACGATGTGCGAGTGAACAATACTCCTGTTTGGATAGACAAAAACAAGTTGGCTATCTCCGCAACGGGTAAGTCTATCACTTTCATTGAGTTTGGCGCAGGTGTGCATTATGCAGCCGAGGGTCATCCGAAAGCGGGAGACTTCGGTTTTACTCGTGGCGGGTATGGCTATCACTTAGGTAAGCTCGACTCGTGGCGATACTCAGGCAATCCCGGAACAAACGGTGAAGTCATCACCGATGGCAAGCATCAAGGCGAAGTCAAAACATACGGTAATCCGGCAAACCGGGCGTTATATGATTCCGCTAAGGAAATGCGAGAGCAAATAACAAAAATCGCTGAGGAGGTGTTCGGTAAATGATTGATGTGGAAAACGAGATTTTTACGAAGGTCGCTACCGAACTTCGTACTCAGTTCCCGAAGGTCAATGTCTATGGTGAGGATGTGCGTAGTCCTTCATCATTCCCGTGTGTCAGCATCGTGGAAGCCGATAATTATACGGTCAAGCGAACACAGGACTCCGGGAGTAATGAAAATCACGCTAATCTGATGTACGAGGTCAATGTCTACTCGAATAAAACGAGTGGAAAAAAGACCGAGTGCAAAGAAATCATTGCCGTCATTGACGATATTCTCTTGGGTCTTGGGTTTACCCGCACAATGAAAAACCCTGTTTCGATGGACGATGCCACTATTTATCGAATGGTTACTCGATATACGGCTATCGTCTCCACCAATCAAACAATTTACAGGAGGTAATAAGTAATGGCTATTTCCACTTACAAGGTCTTTCTGATGAAGAAAGCCGCAAGCGGCGGCACTTATAGCAAGGTCGTTGACATCAAAGACTTCCCCGACCTCGGCGGTGCGCCCGAAATGCTTGAAACCACCACCCTTTCGGATGGTATGCAGACCTACATCCCCGGCATTCAGTCTCTTGAAGCGTTGGAGTTTACCGCCAACTATGACAAGGGTGACTATGCTACTCTTTCCGCTATGAAGGACACCGAAACGGAGTTCGCCGTTTGGTTTGGCGGTACTGAGTCGAACGGTGTTGTCACGCCTACCGGGTCTGAGGGCAAGTTCGAGTTCAAGGGTAAGCTCAATGTGTTCGTTGTGGGCGGCGGCGTGAACGAGGTGGTCGATATGACTATCACCATCGCTCCTTCCACTCCCATCACCGTAGCTTCTGCCTAAGACCGTGAAACAAGGAGGAATGTATCATGGCTAAGACTATCAACTTTACCTTCGAGGGTACGGATTATACCCTCGAATACACGAGAGCTTCTGTGGCAGCTCTTGAAAAACAGGGGTTTAACATCGGGGATATTTCCGACAAACCTCTTACTACTCTTCCCGCCCTCTTTGCAGGAGCGTTTCTCGCTCACCATCGTTTCGTGAAGCGTGAAGTCATCGACCGTATTTTCGAGAAGATGACAAACAAGATGGACTTGGTAATGCGACTCGCTGAGATGTATAACGAGCCTATCGAAGCACTTGTCGATGAGCCGGAGGAGTCCGAGGGAAACTTGACTTGGGGAACGAGTTGGTAAGTGACTCGCAACCCCACCGGGGCGGCGAATCGAAAGGGTTTGCCGCCCTTTCTTATACTGAGGTGTTCTACAATCACTTACCATATTACTTGGCTATCGGCATGACCCCTGAACAGTTTTGGGACGGAGATTGCCGATTGACGGAGAGTTATCGAAGGGCTGACGAGTTGAAGCAACGGCGAAGGAATCAAGACCTTTGGTTACAGGGAATGTATTTTTACGAAGCTCTGTGTGATGTGTCTCCTATCCTTCAAGCCTTTGCAAAGAAAGGCACGAAGCCTACTCCGTACTCTCCTGAGCCGTATGCCGTTACCGAAAAACAGGTCAAAGAAAAGAAGGAACGGCAAGAACGCCTTCGATACGAAAAAACAAAGGCAAAAATGACAGCGTGGGCGGCAAAGACCAATACACAGCTTGCCATTCGAGCCGGGAAGGAGGTAGACGGTGGATAACACGATTGACACCTTACAAATCGAAATTGAATCTTCGACTACCGATGCACAGCGTGGGTTGACGAAGTTGAAGAACTCCCTCCAAAAGCTGACTGAGATGAGTAACGCTGTTGCCAATATGAACAGCGATGGTATCTCTAAGTTAAAGGAAATGGCGCAGGGTGTTGAGTCCCTTGCAAATGCCGGGAGCAATCCCGGTCTGAGTGCCGCCGTTTCCGAACTGAGAAAGCTCTCGAAGATTGACTTCTCTAACCTCGGTGCGGGGTCTGAGAAAATCTCTGAAATTGCCGATAAGGTCGGTGAAATCACAAACGCAAATCCGACCTCTACCATTACTCCTCCCGAAACTTCTACCGAAACCGTTCCTATCGCTCCGAGTGTGGATGTTGAGGAAACGAAAAGCAAGCTATCGCAGCTCAAAGAGTTTGCAGCCAACATCTTTTCCTCTATCAAGACCGGGGCAACCATCGTCTTTGGCGGGGTAGCAAAGGTTATCGGCGGTGCGTTCAAGGGCATTGTGACGGTTTTTCAAAAGCTCGGCAGCGCAGCTAAGAGCGTGTTTGGAGCAATGAAGAAGCTCGGCAGCTATATCGGCGGGAAACTCAAAGGCGCAGTAGGCGGTGCAACTAAGAAGTTCAGCGGATTTATTCGCTCTATGGGTCGTGTTGCTATGTACCGGGCTATTCGTTTCATCCTGTCTCAGATTGCAACCGCATTCAAGGACGGAACGAACAATGTATATCAGTACAGTAAAGCCATTGGCGGCAACCTTGCGTCCTCTATGGATAGGATTGCATCGAGCTTTCTGTACTTCAAAAACTCCATCGGTGCGATGGTTGCTCCGCTCATCAACGCTCTCGCTCCTGCAATTGAGTATGTGATTGATAAAGCCGTAGCTCTAATCAATGTGCTGAATCAGTTGTTTGCGAAGCTCTCCGGGGCAAGTAGTTGGACGAAAGCTGTTAAGACTCAGACCGAGTATGCCGAAGCCGCAGGTGGTGCAGCGGAAGCCGCAAAAAGCCTTACCGCAGGTTTCGATGAACTGAATGTCCTCTCCGACAGCGGAGGTGGCGGCGGTGCGGGTGGCATGGACTACGGTTCTATGTTCGAGGAAATGCAGCTCGACAGCGACTTTGCAAAATGGATAGACCAAATCAAGGAAGCTATTGCAAACGGCGATTGGGCGGGTGTTGGCAAAATCCTCGGAGATAAGGTCAACGAGCTTATCGACAAAGTAGACTTTGCAGGTATCGGAGACAAGTTGGGCTACGGTATTCAGTCTGCTTTCGAGGTACTATATAACTTCCTCGACACTATCAACTTCGATAAAATCGAGGCGGGTATCGCAACTACCCTCAATCACATGATGGAGCAAATCGACTTCGGCTTGGTTGGAAAGACCTTTGCGAAGAAGTGGACGATTCTTGTAGATACCCTCTACGGGTTTGTAACGACCTTCGATTGGACGAAGTTCGGTCTTGCAATCGCAGACTTCATCAACGGTTGGTTTGAGGAGATTGACATCACAAAAGCTGTTCAGACGGCACAAGAACTTATTCTCGGAATCTTCGAGAGTATGTCTCAGGCAATTCGTAATGTCGAGTGGTACAAAATCGGCACACAGATTATGGATGCCATTGAGTCGATTGATTGGATGTCTTTACTCGGAGACCTCGGTACGCTTCTCAGCGATGCCGTTGTCGGTCTGCTTGACCTGCTGCTCGGAGTGGTCGGTGAAACCGATTGGGGCAAGGTTGTGCAAGACATTTGTGCGGGTATCGGTAATATGCTCGCCAACATCGAGTGGGGCGAAATCCTCGCCAAAATCGGCGCATTGGTGGTTGAACTTGTTGTTCAGCTTCCGGGCATTATTGTCGGTGCGTTGGGCGGTATCGCAGACATTTTAGGTGGTCTCTTCGAGGGCTTTGGTCTCGACAGCGTGGCAGGTTTCTTCTACGGTATCGGAGATGCAATGCGCTCGGCGGGTACATGGCTGAAAGAAAACTTGGTAGACCCCGTGGTAAATTGGGTGAAAGACCTGTTCGGTATTCATTCTCCCTCTACGGTGTTTGCCGAAATCGGTACTTTCCTGATTGATGGTCTTCTGCAAGGTATCGCTGATACTTGGCACAACATTGTCGAGTTCTTCTCTGAGAAGTTGGAGGGTATCAAACAGGCTTGCTCTGATGCTTGGAACGCCATTAAGAGTACCGCTTCTACGGTGTGGGGCAACATTAAGAGCTTCCTCTCGACCACTTGGGACGGTATCAAGTCTACGGCAAGTACTGTTTGGAACAACATGAAAACCACCATCTCTACGGCGTGGGATAATGTTAAGACCAGCACCTCGACTGCATGGACGAACATCAAGACTTCGCTCTCGACCACTTGGACGAATGTCAAAACACTCGCAAGTACTACTTGGAGCAATCTGAAATCCACTATCAGTACGGCATGGTCGAACATCAGCACTGATACCTCGACAAAGTGGAGTAGCATCAAATCTTCGCTCTCTACGGCTTGGAACTCGGTGAAATCTACCGCAAGCTCTGTGTTCAATAACATCAAGACATCCATTGCGAATGTATGGAATAATGTCAAGACCAATACGAACACGGTATGGGGCGGTCTCAAAACGACCCTCTCGACCACTTGGGGTAACATCAAGTCTACGGCAGTCACGGCGTTCTCTTCGATGAAGAGCAGCATTTGTACCGTGTGGGACAATTTGAAATCGCACATCTCTAACGCCGTAAGCTTCATCACGGGCTCTGTGGATAACATGAAGAGCATTGTCTCTTCCGGCATAAGTGCGGTTAAAGGTTTGTTCGACAGTGCGGTATCTGCCGCTAAGAGTGCTATCAGCAAAGTATCGGAAACCCTGTCGAGTATCGGAAGTTCCGTGTTGAACGCCGTTTCAAGCGCAGCTTCTTGGGTCGGCAGTAAGCTCGGCTTTGCATCGGGCGGTTTCCCGGAAGTCGGTCAGCTCTTCATTGCTCGTGAAGCGGGTGCAGAAATGGTCGGCAGCATCGGCGGTCGTACCGCTGTCGCAAACAACGACCAAATTGTAGAGGGTATCTATCAGGGTGTCCTTGCCGCTATGAGAGCTTCTGACGGTGGTAACGGCGGTAACTTTGATGTCCGAGTATATCTCGATGGCAAACAGATAACCGCAGCCGTAGAGAAGCGGCAGAGAGAGCGTGGCGCAACTATTTATCCGGGAGGTGTTCTCAATGGCATTTAGAGCATTGGTTACTGTTGGGAGCTATCCCTTTCCTGAGCCGTCTGCCTATTCCGGCAACACGGCAACACTCGTAGATTCTGCCCGTAACCTCGAAGGAGTTGTTATCGGGTCTGTCATTCGAGACGATGTTGCCAAAGTCGAAATGTCTTGGCGGTATCTGACCGTTAAGCAATGGGCGGCAATCAACAAGTGCTTCAAGCAGTCTGCCGGGGGTAAGTTCTACAACACGGTAACATTCTTCGACCAAAGTGCCGGGGGGTGGGTCACAAAGACAATGTATGTCAGCGACAGAAGTGCCGGGATGTGGAGACGAGACCCGGAGAACGGAGACATCCTCGGTTGGACTGAGTGTAAGCTCTCTCTCGTGGAGGTGTAAGTATGCAAAATGTTTCGGATGCTTGGAAAGCTGTTCAAAAGCAGCAGCTTGTCAACGAAAGCTATGTCGAAATCTCATTTGACATAGCCGACCCGGATGCTCTTGCGGATGCAACCTCCAAAGACAACGGTGCAATCTACATCGCTGACACAGAGCAGATTGTAAGTGAGGTCGATAAGAAAATCGTACCTTACGGGACATTAGAGGAAAACCTTTGGCTACTTGATGGTAGCCGAAGGTTTATCCCCGAATCGAATTATGGGGACAACGGCTATATCGGCAATCTACTTTCCGAAGAGGACGGCAGCTTCGACCGAGTGCCTTTCGTGGATATTGACTTCACAGAGGTGCATGAGCCTATCATCCCCGGTATCACCATCACATGGGGTATCGCCTATAACGAATATGCCGAAGTGTTCAAGATTACGGCATACAATGGCTCGACCGTGGTTGCCGAGTGCAAGGTCGAGGATAATGCTTCTGTCAAATCGGTTGTCGAGTTTGACATCGAGACCTATGATAGCATCCGCATTGAAATCCTCAAATGGTGTCTCCCTCATCACCGACCGAGAATCGCTGAGATTTTTGTTGGGGTCAACAAGGTCTACGGCAAATCGGACATCACCGGGTATGAGCATGAGCAGGACATCAACCCGATAGGCGCAACCACCCCTGTAAACAAGATGGGCTTTTCCATCGACAACAGCAACAACATCTACGACCCGAACAATACGACAGGTCTCTCGAAGTATCTCATGGAGCGGCAGGAAATGCGTGTCAAGTACGGGTTGAAACTGAATGACGGTACTATCGAGTACATACCTGCCGGGGTGTTTTACCTTTCCGAATGGGAAGCTCCTCAGAATGGTATCGAAGCAAGGTTTACGGCACGAGACCTCTTGGAGTTCATGCAAAAGACCTATACCAAAGGACTTTACAAGTCTACCGGGGCAACTCTCTACGACCTTGCAATCAGCGTTCTCACCGAAGCAAACCTCCCGCTCAACGATGATGGCAGTAAGAAATGGGTTGTAAGCAATACGCTGAAATCCATAACGACAACCGCCCCTTTGCCGCTCAGACCGTTAGCGGAATGTTTGCAATACATCGCTCAGGCAGGATGCTGTGTCATCTATTGCGACAGAGCGGGAGTGCTGCACATCGAGCCTATCTCGACTACGGAACAGGATTACGCTCTCACGCACTTCAACCTCCTGTCTCGCCCGGAAATCTCGCTGCAAAAGCCGCTCATGGCGGTCAGCACGAAGGTCTACAACTACTTTGCGGACGAAACAGGGAAAGAGCTATTCAGCGGAAAGGTGACGGTCAACGGTGCAAAGGAAGTGATTGTGACCTACTCGCAAAGTGCCGTCAACGCAGCAGCAACGGTCACGGGAGGAACTTTGGTCTCCGCAACATACTACACCAACACCTGTCATCTCAAAATCACAGGCAGCGGTGAAGTGACAATCCTTGTCACCGGGGATTTTCTCAAAAGCTCCGATTCCAATTATGTTGTCGATGCTGAGGAAAACGGCGAAACTCAGACGGTTGATAATCCGCTCATCACCTCTACCGCAGTTGCGACAACGGTGAGTGCATGGGTTAAGGTTTGGCTGAGTCACCGAAAAATCATGAAGATGGATGGTTGGCGAGCTGACCCTCGGCTCGATGCTACTGACATCATTACCGCTGAAAACAAGTTTGGTACTGAATCGGTGCGTATGACTTCGGTCAAGTACTCGTTCACAGGTGCTTTCAGAGGAACAGGTGAAGGGAGGGTTGTGTAATGGCAGTATGGATTCAGCCTGTTTATGACAGGACTAACGAGGATGTTGCTTTCGCTCAGGAGCAGATTCAGAAATGGATTGATGCAAAACTGTCAGGCAATCCGGTCGAAACTTATGAGTTGAAAGGATGCTTTAATCTCACGGACATCAACCGTATTGAAGGAGACATTCAGTATATCAGCGATAGACTTGATGAGCTGCACTATCCTCCCGGAACATCCTGTAAAGTATGGGAACGAAGCGGTCTGCCTACGGCACGAGATGTCAAACGCATTCTCTCCAATGTCAGACTCATCATTGCCGCTTATCACCAACAGGCAGATGTTCCCGATGTTCCCGAAGATATGAGTACCTTCTCGGACATCAACGCTGTTGAAGAAAACCTATGTGCAATCAAGCAGCTTCTCGACTCGATGGTTGACGGATTCCAAAAAAGCGGAATGTTCAAATCCGGGGCGATGAGGATGCTACCTATCAGGAGGTGAAAGCCGTATGGCGTATGTATCAAGAGAAATCAAAGACCGTGTGGCTATTGGAGACAACTGTTTCTATATGGAGGAGTTAGAAGATGGGCGTATTATGCTTACACCCGCTCCCGACTCCATTACGGAGACAGGAACGGACATCAACAAAGCTCTGCTTCAACCCATTGAGGATAGAGTTGTATGGCTGATGAATCGTGTTTTCGATGACATCACAAGCAATCCTTTTATGATGAGTTTCGGAGACCTCACGGGCATTGCCGTTACAGGCGTATGGAACAAGTCTCTGAGCAGAATCGAGTGTTAAGATGGCAGTAAATACTTCGCATCGTAAAGAGCCGACCGAAATGAATGTCATCACCAAAGCAAAGGATGTATTCAAGCATAGCCGTCTGATGATAAAGACCGACAAGCATTTTCCAAAGAAAGAACGCTTCATGATGGTAAAAGACATCTATGAGCTGTCGAAGGAAATTGTCACAAAGCTCATCGCCGCAAACGACTATATGCTGAATGACGAGGAGCAACGGAGTCTCCGGCTGAGGTATCAGCTTGAAGCTGTTACCGCCTGTAAGAATCTGCTGTTCCTTGTAGAGCAAGCGTATGAGGAAAGCTATATCAGCAGCGGGAGTTGTGTCTATTGGACTCAGCTTATCAGTGATGTAAAGAATATGACCTTAGCTTGGCACAAGAAGGATAAGCAACGGTAAACACATTGGGGTGTGCCTTGTCGCTTGAACGCCTAACTACTCGAACGCCAACAACGCTCGGAATGTCAACTCGGATGGTAGTTTGAACAACAACAATGCTTACAATGGTAACAATGGCGTTCGTCCCGATTTGATGGATAATCGAGTCTGAGTAACCCTTATGGTGAAAACAGTGACCCATCATCAAAGGAAGGTGCATCCCTTCTTCCGCAAGGGAGATAAACACATGAATGTCGATGCAAGGGCTTTGGTCTTACCAACGCACAAGCTATATACGGCGTGGAATTATTATGTATTACGAGAGAATCTACGGATTTGATAACTTACACAAAGCGTTTAAGTTGGCTCGCAGAGGTAAGCGGTGGAAACCCGCTACGGCTCGGTTTGAAGTGAATCTCTTAGAGAATCTGCTCCGTCTGAGCCGGGAATTACAGGATAAGACTTATGAACTTTCAGAGTATCACACTTTCAAAGTTTATGAGCCAAAGGAACGAGATGTCATGTCAAACTCTTTTCGAGACAAGGTGGTGCAGCATTCATTATGCGACAATGTACTCGAAATCCTGCTGAGAAAGAACTTCCTTTACGACAATTACGCATCACAGGTCGGCAAGGGTACAGACTTCGGGCTAAATCGCTTGGACGGTTTTATGCACAAGTTCTACCGACAACACGGCTTGGAGGGATGGGTGTTGAAGTGCGACATCCGAAAGTACTTTTACAGTATTCCTCACGAGTATCTGAAAAGGATTTTAGAGCCGTATGTACCCGAAGAGGATGTCAGGTGGCTGTTATGGTACATCATTGATTCTACCGCAGACCCCGGCATACCGATAGGCAATCAGAGCAGTCAGCTTCTCGCTGTTTTGTGCCTGAGTCCCTTAGACCATTTCATCAAAGAGAAGTTGGGTATCAAGTACTACGGTCGATACATGGATGACTTCTACCTTATTCATGAGGACAAGGAGTATCTGAAACAGTGCTTGAAGGACATAGGAATGTTCCTCGCTCCGATGGGGATGCAACTGAATCAAAAGACTCAGATATTTCCATTGAAAAACGGTATTGACTTTCTTGGTTTTCATATTTATCTCACCGAAACAGGTAAGACGGTATGGAAAATACGCCGCAGGAGCGAAGGCAATATGTCCCGGAAACTCAAAAAGTTCCGAAAGCTGCTCGACCGAGGACTAATCACAATGGAGAGCATACATCAATCCTATCAATCGTGGAAGGGTCATGCTCTTCGAGGTAACTGTCATCATCTCGTTCGAGAGATGGACGAGTTATACAATTCACTATTCAAGGAGGATAACAAAGATGTCTCAATTACTGTCGAATCTGCCGACCGGGGCGAAAGTCAAGTTCGGTAAGTTTCAGGTAAACTCAGAGACGGCGCAGCCGATTGTGTGGACTGTGGTTGCCAAAAACCATCAATGCACTCCCGCATATCCCACAAATGCAATCACGCTACACGCCGCTGAGATTCTTGACCTGAGATGTTTCGATGCCAAAGAGCCGAGTAATAGCAATTCCGACCGACAGAGTTACGGTAACAACCGCTATTCCGTCTCTAACCTCGACCAATGGCTCAACAAAGATGCCGCAGGTGGCGCATGGTATAGCGCAGCTCATAGCGCAGACCAATCGCCGAACAGTTCAAGTGTGGTATATGCAAATACTCAGTACGCAAGCCGTCCCGGTTTTTTGAACGGTTTTACGGATGATGAAAAAGCCGCTATTCTCTCGACAACCATTCGTGTTGTCAAACCGAGTGTAGACGGCGGCTCTTATGAGGATGTTGTTCGCAAGGTATTCCTACCGTCCACAACCGAAGTCGGTCTCTCTAACGAAAACAGCATCGCCGAAGGTGCGGCGTGGGGGTACTACACGAGCAATACCGCTCGTATCGGGTATCTCACACAGCAGTGTTTCAGCAACACTCCTTCGAGTTCTAAACCTTCGAGTAAAACTACCGCTTGGTATTGGTGGCTGAGAACGCCTTACTACTCGAGCGCCTACCTCGCTCGGATTGTCTACTCGGATGGTAGTTTGAACATCAACGCTGCTTACAATGGTCGCATTGGCGTTCGTCCCGCTTTGAATCTTTCCTCTTCTCTCTTGGTATCTGACAGCACCGATGCTGACGGATGCTACACCTTCGTATGGAATCAAGCTCCTACGAAACCTTCCTATATCAATGTGCCTACTTCCGTCTACGGCGGCAAGAGCGCAACTATTGATTGGGGTGCATCGACCGACCCTGACGGCAACCTCTCCGGCTACATCCTTCAAAGGAAGGTTGGGACAGGCTCTTGGACTCAGGTCTATAAGGGCGCAAACCGCAGTTATGCCGACAGCATTACATACGGTTGGACTACCGTTCAATATCGTGTCTGCGCTTATGACTCTCAGGGGGCTACGAGTGATTATCAAACGAGTGCATCCCGGACGGTCATCAACAATCAACCGCCTGTTATCTCCGGGTCAAATGCAAATCTCGGCACAAAAAGCGAAGGATTTACGCAAACTTACACGGTCACAGATGCAGACAATGATTCTGTCACTGTTGACGAACTCCTTGACGATGAGCCTATTCGCTCGTATGTAGTAACGCTTGGGGAGACAAATACCTTTTATGTGACCGGGAGTACATGGCTTCAACTGAGCAATGGCTCTCACACAATGAAAATAAAGGCGAATGATGGTAGTAACTCGACCACCATAAGAACTTATACCTTTACGAAATCGGTCAACAGTTTTACCATCCAAAACACAACCCCTTATACCTCCAATACTCGTCCAACTCGTATCAAAATCACGGTCACTCGGAGTATCCCGGCTGAGTCCGATTTTAAGGTATATGTCTGTAACAATGGATTTGACACCTCTCCCACTTGGGAAGATGCCACAACTTCCGTAACAGGCGGTCTCGTTCATGTGTTTGAGAACACGACCAAAACAGGGACGAATTGGGGTGTCATCATCAAAGTTGTCGTTACTCGTGGAGAGGGCGAAGGTGCGTGTTATGTTTCTCAGATTGGAGGTAATTTTGAATGAGCAGCGTTTTTAAGAAAACAGGAATCTCCGAACAGGAGCAGAGAGAAATCTCTACCATTGTCTTTGTCAAGCTCGCTGAAAGCGGTGAGCTTGATGAAGCGGTCATCACCGACCACCCGAAGCTGTTTATCGAGTGGAACGAAAATTGGACGGGTAAAGCGGGAGCTATCGTATCTGAGGGCGGCAACCTTTATCGTTCCATTCACGATGTACTCACAACCGCTCAAAACACAAAGCCGTCCGAAACCCCTTCCATGTGGACTCAAATCGGCAACCCGCAGGAGGAATACCCGGAATGGTATCAGCCCATCGGGGCGCATGATGCCTACTCTATGGGAGATAAAGTATCTCATAACAGCAAGCATTGGAAGTCTACCGTGAACAACAATGTTTGGGAGCCGGGGGTCTACGGATGGGAGGAGATTACGGAATGACAATTTATCAATGGCTCTGCTTGTTCGGAGTCCCCGCTATTCTCGCAGGTATATTCAAGTTCCTGCACTCCCTCATCAAGAAAAATAAGGATGACACCGTGGCTCTGAAATCCGGCATTCAAGCTCTGCTCCGCAGTCAGATGATTGCCGACTATAACAAGTATGACGAAAAGGGGTACGCCCCTGTTTATGCAAGAGAGAACTTTGAAAACTGTTGGAAGCAGTATCATTCCCTCGGCGCAAACGGCGTTATGGATGACCTTCATGAGAAGTTCTTAGATTTATCTGTAAAGAAGGAGGATTAAAACAATGGCTTACACAAACAGTCCGCTCGTGAATGTAACTCTGTTGAGTCCTAACCATTCCGGGCAAAGAACTCATGCTATTGACACCATCACCATTCATTGTGTGGTGGGTCAATGTACTGCAAAGAGAATCGGCGAGATTTTTCAGCCGACCTCTCGACAGGCTTCTTCCAACTACGGCGTTGGGCTTGACGGCTCTATCGGTCTGTATGTGGAAGAGAAAAACAGGTCGTGGTGTTCTTCCTCGAACGCCAACGACCAAAGGGCTATCACTATTGAGGTAGCTTCTGACACCAAAGAGCCGTATACCGTTACCGACAGGGCTTACAATGCCCTCATTGAGCTTGTGGCTGATATTTGCCGCCGTAACGGTATCAAGAAGCTCGTTTGGAGTACTGACAAGAACAAGCGCATGAATCACCTTGACGGTTGTAACATGACCGTTCACAGAGACTATGCGAACAAGTCTTGTCCCGGTACATATCTCTACGAGCGACACGGAGACATTGCCGCAAAGGTCAACGCCAAACTCGGCGCAACGACCGAGGTCAAGCCTGAGCCTACCCCCGAAAAACCGAGTGCCGTCAAGGTTGGGGACATCGTGAAGCTCGCTTCCAATGCCGTCTACTACGGCGGCAAGGCTATCCCCGGATGGGTCAAAGCGAAGAATTGGATTGTCCGTGAGGTCGTAAGCGATAGAGCCGTCATTGACAAGTCTCAGGACGGCAGGAACGCTATTTGTAGCCCGGTCAACACAAAGTACCTTACCGTGGTGAACGCTGCTTCTACGCCCCCTGAGACGGCTTGGACTCCGAAGGTAGGCGATACCGTTATGTTCAACGGCAACACTCACTATTCGAGTTCCAACGGTAGCAGAGCGGTGTCCTGCCGACCGGGTAAGGCAAAAATCACGCAGACCTATAACGGCAAGCACCCTTACCACCTTGTCAGAATCATCGGCGGCGGTGCTACCGTTTATGGTTGGGTAGACAAGGGAACTTTCACCAAAGCATAAGGAGGGATGGCGGTATGAGGAGAGTACGAAACCAGCCGAAGGAGTTTTCAAAGAAAATCCTCATTGTTGCGGGTGTTATGAACGCCGTAGTCATCATCTTCACAATGATAATGATATGGCGTACTCTCGACCTTACACCCCTTGCTTATCTCATACCGTCAGTAGCCGCCGAGGTAGCAACTGGGACAGGCTTCTATTACTCAAAAGCCAAAGTCGAGAACAGAATCAAACTTATGCGGCAGTACAAGGTCGCTCCGCAGGAACAACATTTTTCCGATAATTTTTAGGAGGTATTTGCAATGACTGATTTAACCAACATCGCTTCTGCCATTATCACTCTGATTGTGGCTGTCATCACCACCTTCCTCATCCCTTACCTAAAAGCTAAGGTCGATGCAGAGAAGTTCGCCAAAATCAAGAATTGGGTCAAGGTAGCTGTCGAAGCTGCTGAGATGATTTACAACGGAACAGGTCGAGGGGCTGAGAAGAAAGCCTATGTTCTGAACTATCTGAAAGAGAAGGGTTATACCCTCGACCTTGACTCTATCGACAATCTGATTGAATCTGCTGTTCTCGAACTGAAAAAGTCCTAAACGGCTCACTCAGCCGACAGGCTGTTGAGTATATATTCCTCCTTACGGGTAGAGTGGGTAGAGTAAATCTGTATTTTTCATAAAGTAGTCTATAAGAGAGCTACTATAAGAGAGTTTATGGGAAATTGCGATTTTTCTCTACCCGCTCTCCCCACCAACAACAAAACACCGGGCAGAGCTTGTTACTCTACTCGGTGTTTTGTTGTTTGTCCGAACAGTGTCCCTATAAAGAATAGGGTGTTCGGATTATACTTCAATGGTGGAGGCGAGGAGAGTCGAACTCCTGTCCGAAAACCAGTCCGCACGGCTTTCTACGAGTGTAGCTGCTCTTTTAGCATTCCCTCCGCCTCCCGCCGGACAGCAGGCTGAAGGCTTTAGTAGCTCCTGATACAATCACAGGCCCGGAGCCCTTCCCGTGATCGTTCACCACTCATCGACGCCCTCCTGCGGCCGTGGTCCTCCGCAGTCGGACGGCTGCTTAATTAAGCAGCGTACGCGTAATCAGTGTTAGCGTTTATATTTAAGTTACCCGTTTTATAGAGGTCGAGCGCCTCTACTCGCTTACCCTGTTTCTCAGTCCCCGTCGAAACCGGTACGCCCCCGTATTCACTTTTTGGTTTAGCCACGCCCGCGCATGGCTCGCTCAA